TAGGTGACGATGAAGATGTACAAACTTTAGTTAATTTAATGATTGCTTCTATACCAAATTTTTGGGGAAATTTAATGAAAGAACTATTCCTGAATAATTCTGATTTAATTGGTTCTTTCTTAGATTTTAACATGCAAGCCATCATGGAACAGTAATTATATGAGTAATTCTCGTAAAATACAGATAAGAAAGTGGTTTAGGGACCTAAAAGAGACATTATCTTGTGAAATTTGCGGAGAAGACCACCCATCTTGTTTAGAATTTCACCATTTACGTAAAAAAGACAATATTATTTCAAAAATGGTTGTTTCTGGCTACGCAATTGACTCAATTCAAAAGGAAATGGCTAAATGCCAAGTAGTATGCGCTAATTGCCATAGAAAAATACATTATATTAAAGATTCTAACTAAATTAGTTATAAAAAATAGAAATTTTGATTAAAAATAAAAAAATTGGACCTGACCCCCGATTAGGGAGCCAAGTCCGTTTTTATTTACCATTTAATTTTAATTTCATTTAATATATCATCTTCTGCATTGTAATATTTAACAATACCATTATCTTGACCATATTTCCACAAGTCATAAGTAAGTTTAGTATCACTTATACAGTATTTTAGTACTTCTTCAAATTCACCTGCTCTCCATTTAACAACGGCGTCAGTTCCTTCCATTAATTTACCCGTATCTAACGTGCATTTAACGGCATTATCTAAATGTATTCGTTTTCCTGTAGCACTTGTTAAGAGTGCCGAAGTATCAATACACCTATCTTCCTTTTCTTGTAGGTATTTTCTAACAATGTAAATGTCCATTGAATCCCTGAGTACAGGTAAATCAAATACATTAATATTATGACCTAGTAATTTACCACCCTTCTGAAAGTGGTCATCTAAATCAAACTTTAGTTGTTTTAGGGGCTTCCAAGTGGCCTCGTCACTCTTACATAAATCTGATTCACCCCCTTCATCAGAATAAATTGTTGCGTTACTTCCATCCCATGTTGCTACACAGGCTACCTTAAATAGATGTGGGTTTCCCCAACCACCAATCTCATGACTTAAATTCTTTGTTTCTATATCTATTGATAATACGTTATTCATTTTATTCCCTCAATTTTACATATGATTTTTTGTTTCTCTTTTCTTCAAAAAGATGTGCTACTTCCGGCCAAGTTCTATAAAACTTACTTGGGGCGCAACTTTCATACTTTGCATATTTAGCCACCAATGTCGTTTTAGCAACCCAACCGTCTTCACCGTTAACTCTAACCTTTTTACATTGTGCATAAACCGCCCTATAAACCTTTTCAGTTTGATTACCGATACGTTTCTTAGGTCTTTGTTTAAGTTTATCGGAAAACCAATTAGTAATAGAATCGAAACTTTCATCTGTTAACTGCCTACCCATATCAATATGTCTTGGTAAGATAACATGACTTCTTTCCGATACTGCACAAAGCGCGGCAGATATAGCAATATTGTTAATAATATTCATTAAGAATGTATTTAGTGCTTCAAACACTTGGTCTTCAATACCTTCCATATACTTTCGCATACCTTTGTGAACAATCTTTAACTTTCTTTGAGCATCAGGACTCCATACTATAACTCTACGTTTATCACCATTAACTTCATTAAGCCTATTTTGTGCCCAACGATATGTTCCGTATAACATTTCTGAGAACTCTTCAAAGTATTGTTCATTAGAATTTTCATCTCCGTCAATAATCATACCAATATTATCAATATATTGTTCTTCCATCTGTTGTTTTAGTGATTCAGGAACTTCCCGAACATACAGCCACATACGTTGGAATACACCCTTCGTTAGAATTACTCTTTCAAGTCCTTCCGGTGGAAGTGTGGTAGCCCATAATGACCTTTGGCAATCTACTACTAAGTCCTTACCCCATTCTGTAAGTCGTTTCTTAATAAGATGAGTGTCTGAATCTAACCGATTCATAAACTTCTGAAACAACATAATCGTTTCGGACTTATGTTGGGTTTCCTTAAAGATACCCGAATGTTCGAACTCATCAAAAGCAATAATACCACTTCCATACAAACTACCATATATGTTTATATCCGTCATTTCTGGTATATTGTAATCTTCATCATCACGCGCTTGAGCGCGGTCATAATCTGGATTAGGTTGATTTACTTTTAAAGTTCCCAATAAACCTTGGTCTGTAAAACTATCAGGGTTTTGTAGGTTAAACTCTTTTACTCCATTTAACGGGAGTGTTGGTTCTTGTAGTGTAGTACCGTGATTATTAACTAATTCAAAGGTGCGTTGCCATACAGGTGATAGGAAATCAAACATTGTTGTTTTTCCCGACCTTGCTGATTGAACCCAACAATGGTGAATACGTGGGTCTAACGTAAGCATTCCCACTGGTATTCTAATTGTATCTTTTAAAATTTGTCCCAAAGATACAAAGTAGGCCATTGTTGCTGGGTATTCATTATACAATGAAAACCTTGATACAACCTCAACCCACCTTTGTACGTCTTCAGGTAATGTAGTATGTTCACTTCTCATACTAGTGTATATTTCATCCTTTTGGATGCGTTCTAATTTATCATATATTTCCCAAGCATCTACCTCATAATCTTGTGCCATTATTCTCTTACCTCCTTTTCTTCATTTAATGTTTTTAATATTCTATTTGCTAGTACCATACCAAAACCGTCAAGTCCAGTTATTTCTTTAACTGAAGCAGAAGACAGTTCTGCTATACTACCCCATTTCTTTAATAGTATTTTTGCTTTACTTTGTGATATTCCTTTTATTTGTGTTAACATGTCTACTCTTAAATCGTCTGTTCTTTGTCTTTTTGGTAATTCTTTCTTTAATTCAAATTTTCCATCTAGGTGAGAATGCATTGATAAAATACAATGTGCCGCAATTGTTACATTGGGAACCCATAATACCTTAGCATTTGTTTTAATTTGTAGAGCGCCTATG